ATGCCTTGAAGATCAAATGGCCTCGCTCACCTCGCCGGTACGCGGCAACTATCTCATCGCGGTGTTTCAGAAAAATTTCATCTAACACAGCGGGACATTGGTGCGTTCCTTCCGGTGATGGTTCAAGGTACGTGATGTACTTCGACTTTGGTCCGCCTAAGGGGTACCCGATAGATGTCGAAGGTTGCATCTTGTCAATGAACTTCGCGCCATCAATCCCACACAGAGTTTCCATCTCAGTGAGTGGTCGCGTCGTAGCCAACAGCTTGGGATTAAGCTTCCGAATATGCGAAAAACTTTGTTTGAAATCTTCGCATGCTCTAGAAAGCAAATCAGCGGGTACGCCAATAGACGGCTTAGTGGAGTATGTTAAAGATTCTCTCCATGGATGCCATCTACTATGACCATCAGGCCCTTTAAACTTGGGGCCCGACCACATGTTTTCCACTCCTGTTGCAGTGGCTACATGTTTGGAAATGCATGACGTGCGAACTTTGCTCATGTACTTAGCCTTGCCCTTGCACGAACCGTAGTACTTGCAATTTGTGCCTTCTTCCATGAATCGCATAGGACTGTGCATATCACAGCTCTGTCCTTCGAAATAAGCAATGCCAAATAGTTCTCTGGGGAGGTTTCCCTCGCTACAGGTAATCAACACATTTGGCTTGTTCGACAGCTCTTGCAACGCGTGAGCGTATTGGTGCTGAGTCACTGTCCCTGCCACACCAAAATGGGTCCTCCATCGACTGCCTCCAAGATGGAACCCTACTATGGTAGGTGCTTTCAATTGGGCAACCAACGTTCCCATACACAACCCATTAAAGGTGGGTTCCGGTAGGGTGTACTGGTAGCCTTCGAAGCAAGTCGCCGTACCATTACCGCATGTGGCATTGTACGCAACCATCGTATTCTGCTTGGTAACCTCTCCTGTAACACGTTTGTGAACCAAGGTGCACGGCATCCCGGCCTTCATAACGTCTACGGGCAAGTAGTGCGATATGTTCCTCCATGATCCACCATTTGGCACCCAAACCAAAGCAAAATCCGTGTCTGGGATAAGCTGGGATTGTGTACGTGAGATGTAACAAGAAAAATTGGCACCGATAACGCTGGGGTCTTTCCGAGTAAAAGTCGCATGAAGCTCTCCCTCACCCATTATATGTTGGGGAATAAGAGCGACATTCGAGCTCAGAAACAAAGCATCACACCCTTGGGAATTAGTAGCTGACGTAATCTTCACATGTGTAAGATTGCCTGCCACCATTTCCTCGAGTTCCGAAAGAGCAACGCACTTGGAGCGTGACGATGTAGGCAACTCGTCAAAAGCAACTTTAGCCCATTCATTCACAGCTCCATCGCGCTCCTGAACCTCTTCCATACTGGTGGGTTCTAAGGTAGATTGCACAACGGGCGTGTTAAGGGACTTCCATGCCTTTGCACATGTATAGACAATTGCTAAGGCGACACTGGCTCCCAAAACGTACTGCATGTAGTCATCTCTGTGTTTTTTGAACATGGCCGGCAACGCGTCTCGCTGCTCGCCTATTTGCTCATAAATGGCTTCTTCACAATGTTTTATCTGCGCTGTTCCAATGAACACGGCAAGAATTGCGCCCAACAAGCATAAAATGCTTTCATGGACACAGCTCATTGTTAAAAGCAGGATGACTACCAAGGAATACAAAACTGCCAGTGTGCGGACTCTCTCTTCAACCTTGTCGTAATTAAAAAATTGAACATACGACTTGATGGTTTCATTTTCCATCCACTCTTCCGGAATCCAATTGGTCCAAATTGTGAAGGGAGAGGAATCCACCCACCTGACGGCACTAATCATGGATTTTGTACACATCAGGTCGACTTTCTCGAGACATTGCGTGAGACATGCCGTAGCCTTTGCCATCTTTGGGACGACCAACATCTGGACACCAGCCGCCAAAAGCGACTGTGTCTCCATGCAACACATCTGTTCAGGCACATGACAACACTTGCACAACTTGGCGCGGTACTTGTCATTGGAATTCTCCACGAGTTCTCGTTGGTTCTTGAAGTGATCACGCGAGTGCCAAGCCAAGAACCGTAAGTACGTGGCTAGGTCGACCTGAGTCATCGGAGAACCTTCGAATATGTGAGGACGATAAGTGATGATCTGCGTATAGGTGCGCTTCCCTTCAATTTTCGTCGTGGTGCCAAAAGCGTATTCCACCCGGAAATTCCACAGGTCTGCATACCTGTCAAAAGTATACACTCCATCTTTTGTGAAGTGCGTCCGAACTTTTTCCTGATCTAGCATCCCATTGGTAGCATACTTCTCCTTAACCGAGACAGTCACGATATTCTTACAGCGCCGTAAAACGGAAACTGGTTCGTTACTGTAGGTCGGGGCACAGAGGTCCTTCACATTGGTGGTGAGAACTACGGCCTTCGGTTCAATTTCAACCTTCCCTTTCAACTCTACCTCTGCCATATTGGCCTTAATGCGCATATTGTTGACAAACTCTATTACACGCTTGGTTGGGGCAGTTTGAGTAAACTTGGAATTGGTGTTGGCGATATCATCTATGTACACTCCATTGATGTGACTACGATAGTTTGAATCATACTTATCCGACTCGCTGAGGGAGCAAACCCTCTCCTTATCGGCGTTGAAATCATTCGATCGTAAGACGATTTCCATGACCAACTGGCTGACAGAACTTTTACCGACACCAGATGCACCAAAAATTTCGGTACAATACGGCGCGATACGTAGGCCTCCAGTGGAACGAATCTGATTAAAAATAGCAGAAATCTTATTTAAGCGTTCAGCCTTATCCGACACTATTTTCTTCTCGTAAGGGTTCGTGCACGTGGCTTTTAGGGTCACGGCTTGGTCCTTCAAAGTATTCAATAGCAGCAGAAAATCATTTTCGTCGATGTTGGTATGTCTCGAGAGGTTTCCAGCTTGTACATACGTAATGTACTCCTCACATCGCAGCATGTCTTTCTCGAACCTCATGAGATCGAGATCAGAGTAGAACAGCGGTTTGATGGAGCCGGCTTGGAAACACTCATGCCCTGCTTCCACAAAATAGGTTATCGTCTCAAAAACTGCATCTATGAGCGATACTGCACTTGTATGCTTCGGGAGCATCTTAGGTGCAAACCAAGTGATTCCATTGGTGGTGAAATGCAATGTAGAAGCGTCGCAAATGCCAATAGTAACCAACAAACTCAACAGGTTGGAAACTTTGGCAAAACCCTCGCAATTTATAATGCCTCGCCAGTTAGTCTTGACATGGCGAAGCAACTTTACCCACGGTGGTGCCGGGGTATCGGTTGGTTCGCCTTCCATGTCCTCTGCTTGAGGACCAACATCAAGACCTAGATACTGGGGCGCAAACTGCATCACCTTAGTAACCATCTCATCGTTCGCATAATGTAAAAGAAACTGCGACAACGAGAGTAGACACCCTGAAGTGGTGGTCTGCTGCGAGAGAGATAGGAATAAAGTCACAATGCGAAGCATATCGGTTTTGAAATTGCTTGGCAATGCAACATCAGGTATTTCGATGCTGCCTAGAGTACTAACTTCGTCTAAGACATCACTCTGTGGATACCTGTCTTGGGTCCTTGGTTTCCTATCGTGGGACCTGTCGGTAGATTTCGCCTTTTGCGCTATCTTCCGAGCGTTCGCAAGCTGTTGCTTCTCCTTCTGCAGGAGCTTGGAACTCTTAGAACGGGCATAACTTTGCCTATTCCAGAATTTCTCAGATTGCGGCATCATACTGTAATCACGAACACGTGCAGGGGCACGGATGTACTGGTAAGCTTCCAGTTGTTCACGTAAAATCCCTGCTAGGATCTCGCGATACATGATTTCAGTATCATCCTCCTCCTCATCATCCGACAGGGGAGGGGTTGCGACGTGCGCCACTTGGGGGGGGGGATTTTGATCCGTCCGTAGACGGATCAGGAGCGTGAGAAAGTCATCATAGATGACAGTCAAACGACCCGAGATCGCGCTGTACAACAGCGCTGAATATGGTACGATGCTATGTAGCAAAGTCCGGATCGTTTCAAAAATGCACGATCGGGGGGGGGAGGTACTCATATTTGGGACTACGATGCTCTCTGCGTTTTTCTATTGCTCTAAAGGCAAAATTAGGTCTTCGATTAAGTCAGCGGGAGTGTAGAGTTTCCGGAACTCATCGAATTGCAACCGTATCTCGAAAGACTTAAATGTGTTGTTCTGAGACTCACAAAGTAAACTACCCTCTTAAGGTAAGTCGTTACAGAGTTTATAATCTGGGAACAAGAACAAAAAAGTTAACGAGACCAAATGTCCGTTGATTACGGTCAATAGTTCTTATGCTTCTGCGCGAGCACTTGATCAGTATTTTACGGGTTTATAGCTATCCAAGCTTTCGGTTGGCACCTTTGCAGTGCCCAGGCCCTCTATGGTGTTGAGAATCTCGAGAGTTGTATATTTATAGTCTTGAACTCAAAGCAAGACAGCCAACTTAAAAATTTTTTATCATAGTTGGTAAAGATATGTGCACCTTTGCAGTGCACAGGCCCTTCATCTCTTGGAAGGGTCTCGAAGAATTTGGTTTAGTATCATAATTCTAGGAAACAGATATCTGATTTAAAAATTTAATGTCATAATCAGCAAAAGACACGTACGCCTTTGCAGCGTACAGGTCCGACAACTCTTGGTCGGATCTCGATGAATCTGGTTTTACGTCAAAATTCAAGGGAAAAGACGCGCGCACGAATGCGCGGCTGTTTAAAAACTTTTACATCATAACAGCGAAAAAGATGCCTCCATCTAGGGAGGGGGTGGTTGTTCAGGGTACAACCAAACCCAGTCTAAAGTATCGAACTGAAAACCTTCAATGGGAAAATAGCCCGGCGTCGTAACGCCTGGGAATACCTTCGTGAAGATAATCAATACGTTACGTA